CACGGCGGTAACTTTGACGTGATGAACAGCGGCGGGCGGGTGGAATATTCTGGCGACCGCGAACCCGTCAAGACTGATGATGATGCCAGCGAAATGCTCCGCAAGGTGTCCAAGTGGCTGCACGCCTATGCCGAGGAGATGGGCGAGAACACCGGCGAAGCATCCGTTGCCATGATCCGCCGCGCATATGAGTTGGTGGCAAAGATCAGCTTTATTCTGGCCATCCCAACAGCCCATAGAACCGCCGAGCATGTGCGCTGGGCCTTCGCCTATGTCCGCGCCGAACTGGACGCCAAGATCAAGCTTGTCTTTGCCAACGACAACTCCAAGGACCGCCCAGAAGAAGCAATCGCCGCTCGCGTCATCAATTACATTGACCCAGACAAGGGCGCATCGACCAAGGTGTTGGCAAACCGCATGAGAATGAAGCCCGAGGCGCTTGAGCCGATCCTGAACAAAATGGTGAGCGCAGGCATGATCCGCCGCGAAGCCGGTAAGAAGGCTTGGAAGGGGAAAATCCCAGATGTTTGGGTGGTGGCGTGATGTTACACACGATTTTACACACGCCTAATAACTTGCAAGCCATTGATAACGCTGGCAAAAACGGCAAGTTTAAACTTTGCGATGTTTACACCTATATCAGTCATAATATCACAGCCAGAGAGACCACCTATAGCCCCTATGGGAGAGAAATAAGTAAGTATATATATATGTGTAAACATATAATATCTATAGAAAAGCCTTACAGGCCAATGGGTTACAAGTTATCGCGTTTGTGTATCTTGGTGCGTAATGTGCAAACATCATGGAGGGGCAAATGAGCCAGACCATCTATATCACCGGCGACACAAAGCCGGATGCCCTGTACACTGCGCTGGCCGAGGCGCAGAAGGGCGACCGCATCGTATACCATGTCGGCCAGCATTGCGGCGGCATTCATCGCCATGCAGCTGCACGCGCCGAGACCGACAAGCTCGCCCTTCTCTTCTGCAAGCGGGCCTATGGATCAACCTTTGCATATTTGGCGGTAAAGCGTTAAGATGCGCGACAGACAATCTGCACCGGGGACCGACAGATGAAACCATTTCCCAACTATAAAACAGTTTCAGTAGCCTCGCTGGTGCCATACGCCCGCAACAGCCGCACACACTCACCGCAGCAAGTGGACAAGATCGCCGCCAGCATCCGCGAATTTGGCTTCCTGAACCCGATCATCGTGGATGGAGAGAACGGCATCATCGCAGGCCACGGGCGCGTCATGGCAGCCCAAAAGCTGGGGCTTGCCGATCTGCCCGTCATTGAGGCATCGCACCTCACCGAGTCCCAGCGTCGCGCATATGTCATCGCAGACAACCGCCTTGCGCTGGACGCAGGCTGGGACAACGATCTGCTGAAGATCGAATTGCAGGACTTGGACGCCGAGGGCTTTGACCTGAACCTGACGGGCTTTGAACTCAGCGAATTGAATGCGATGTTTGAACCAGAAGCAGAAGATGAATTGCCTGAGCAACAAGATCTCAAAGCAACATTTGAGGTTGCGGTCGAATGCAATGATGAAACGCAGCAAGAAACCGTCTTCAATCTTTTGACGCAACAGGGATACAAATGCCGCATTTTGACCATGTGATCGAAGCCGAATACAAACCGACATTCAGAACCGAAAAGGTCGTCGGGATGTTTGACGTGCCTGCTGCAAAGAAACTTCGCAAAGAATGGCACATCAACATGCCAATCGAAGAAAAGCCGTGGCAGATTGGTTTAATCGTTGGCGCATCTGGCGCAGGAAAGACGACAATCGCCAAGCGATCCTTCGGGGATGCGGCATATCATCAAGGTTATGCTTGGGCTGCATCATCGCTGCTTGATGATTTCGATCAGAGTTTGTCAGCATCGGATATCACCAATGCTCTTTCGCATGTCGGTTTTTCATCGCCCCCAGCATGGCTGTTGCCTTATGGCGCGCTTTCCAACGGTCAGAAATTTCGCTGCGAACTTGCGCGATGCCTGACGGATGATCGCAGCCTAATCGTCTTCGATGAATTCACATCTGTTGTTGATCGCAATGTCGCCAAGGTTGGCAGTCATGCGGTGCAAAAGGCTATCCGCAAGACATCAAAGCAATTCGTTGCCGTAACGTGTCATTACGATGTTGAAGGATGGCTTCAGCCTGATTGGGTCTATGACGTGTCAGCGTCATCTTTCAAATGGAGGTCGGAAAGTCGTTCAAGCGCAAAAATCGAGATATTCCGGTGTCATCACAACGCTTGGCGACTGTTTGCAGGAAATCATTATCTGAGCGCAGACATCAACAAGGCATCAACATGCTTTGTTTTGATGTTCGATGGCGAACCTGCCGCATTCACGGCGATCCTGCCGTTTCCGCACCCAAAGGTCAAAGACGTTTGGAAAGAACATCGAACCGTGACACTGCCGGATTACCAGGGCTTCGGTCTTGGTAACATGTTGTCAGAATTTGTTGGTGAATGGCTGCACAAGCGCGGAAAGAAGTTTCGCTCGGTCACTTCTCACCCCGCTATGATTGGTCATCGCCACAGATCAAGCGCATGGATCATGGACCGCGCACCAAGCAGAGTTTCGCCTCCAGGCAATCGCGCCAAAACACAGCAAGCAAAAAGCATGTCTGTTGGTCGCTTGACCGCTTCGTTCTTATATGTCCCTCAAAACAAACGCGAGACCGCATAATGCCAGCAGTCCCACCAGATCGCACGCACAGACCAACCGACGCGCAACGTAAGCTCGTCCAGCTTCATGCCACCATCGGCACGCCTCAAGCGGTCATCTCCGACATCATCGGCATCGACAACAAAACCTTGGCCAAGCATTATCGCGCGGAGTTGGATCAAGCCTTGGCCCGCGCCAATGCTTCGGTCGGCGGTGCGCTGTTCAACAAGGCCACCAAAGGCGACACCACCGCCATGATCTTCTGGATGAAAACACGGGCAGGCTGGCGCGAAAAGCACGACGTTGACCTGACATCCTCAGACGGCAGCATGACGCCGCAGGTAATCGAACGCGTCATCGTACAGCCCAAAGACGATAATGCCTAAGAACCGCCTGCAAATCAGAACGGCAGCGGCCTTTGCGCCGCTCCTAAACCCATCCCGATACAAAGGCGCATGGGGTGGCCGAGGCTCAGGCAAGTCACGCTTTTTCGCAGGGCTTCTCGCCGAAGAGCATCTGATGTTCCCCGGCCATCGCAGCGTCTGCATCCGTGAAGTGCAAAAGTCCCTCAAGCAATCCGCCAAGAAGCTGATTGAAGATACTCTGCAATCCTACAACCTCGGCGAGGCCCAAGGCTTTAAGGTATTCCGCGAGGTAATCGAAACGCCCGGCGATGGCCTCATCATCTTCCAAGGGATGCAGGATCACACCGCAGACAGCGTGAAGTCGCTTGAAGGCTTCGACCGGGCTTGGGTTGAAGAAGCCCAATCCCTGTCCGACCGATCCCTCTCACTTCTGCGCCCGACAATCCGTGCCGAGAACTCTGAGCTTTGGTTTAGCTGGAACCCATCGCGCCCCACCGATCCCATCGACCAACTTCTGCGCGGGCCTGTCATGCCATCGGGATCGGTCGTTGTCCGGGCCAACTGGTCAGACAATCCGTGGTTCCCATCAGTCCTAGAGCAAGAGCGCCGGGATTGCTTGGAGAACCAGCCAGAGAGATACGGTCACATCTGGGAAGGCGAATATGCGACCGTTCTCGAAGGCGCGTACTATGCCAAACACCTGACCGACGCCCAGCTTGAGCGCCGGATCGGCTTCATCCCGCGCGATCCGCTGATGAAGGTCTACGCCTGCTGGGACATCGGCGGAACCTCGTCCAAGTCTGACGCCACGTCGATCTGGATCGTGCAATTCATCGGCCCCGAGGTGCGCGTGCTGGACTATTACGAGGCCGTTGGCCAGCCCTTCGAGGCGCACGTCAACTGGCTCCGGGCCAATGACTACGAGGAGGCTGTCTGCGTCCTGCCGCACGACGGTCGCAAGCACGACAGCGTCTATGCCGTCACGCCCATGTCCTACCTGCGCGAGGCTGGCTTCGTGGTCGATCTGGTGAAGAACCAAGGTGCCGGTGCTGCATTGCAGCGTATCGACGCAGCCCGTCGCCTGTTCCCGGCAATCCGCTTCAACGAGGAGACGACGCGCGGCGGGCGCGAGGCTCTGGGCTGGTATCATGAAAAGCGGGACGAGGTGCGCGGGATCGGGCTTGGGCCAGAGCATGACTTCTCCAGCCATGCCGCCGATGCCTTTGGCTTGGTGGCCGTCTACAAGGCCGGGATGGTGTCGGATGATGAGTGGTCATCATCCCTGAGACGCAATTTGAAAGGCATCGTGTGATGTGATAGGGTGTCGGCATCCCGCGCCAGAGGAGGCCATAATGCCACTCAAAAAAGGTTCGTCTGCCAAGACGATTTCTGCTAACATCCGCACGGAAATGAAATCCGGCAAGCCGCAAAAGCAAGCGATTGCCATTGCTCTCAGCAAAGCAGGAAAGGCGAAGAAGAAATGAAAAAGCCAGTGAAGTTCACCCCGTGCAAAGGCTGCCCGAACCCTGCCAAGTGCAAGGCAATGGGCAAGTGCATGATGAAGGGCAAGAAGTAATGCCCGGCGGTCTCTACGCTGCAATTCACGCAAAGCGTGAGCGCATCAAAGCCGGATCAGGCGAAAAGATGCGGAAGCCCGGCACCAAGGGCGCGCCGACTGCGGCTGCATTCAAGGCTTCGGCCAAGACAGCAAAGAAGGCCAAGTGATGGCAAAAACCCCGGCTTGGCAGCGTGCTGAAGGAAAAAACCCAAAAGGCGGCTTAAACGCTAAGGGCCGCGCGTCTGCCAAGGCCGAGGGTATGAACCTGAAGGCCCCGGTAAAGGCGGGCGACAACCCGCGCCGGGCGTCCTTCTTGGCTCGGATGGGCGGTATGCCCGGCCCCGAGCGTGACGAGGATGGAAAACCCACACGACTTCTGCTATCACTGAACGCATGGGGCGCAAGCAGCAAGGCGGATGCCAAGGCTAAAGCCAAGGCCATTTCGGCCCGCAACGAGGCGAAGAAGAAATGACCATCACGACCTATGCCACGCTCAAGACAGCCGTCGCGGACTTTCTGAACCGCGACGATCTCACGTCTGTCGTGCCGACCTTCATCGCCTTGGCCGAGGCTGACATGCAGCGCAAGGTGCGTCACTGGCGGATGGAAACCAGATCGACCGCCCAGCTTGACACGCAATTCAGCGCCATTCCGTCCGATTGGGCCGAAACAATCCGCTTCTACCTGACATCTGGCGAAACCGCGCGGCTTGAGTTGCTCAGTCATGCAGAACTCTTGGACCGCAAGCAGCGTGCCGGTGCCGTCAATGGCCAGCCCTACTACTACGCCATGACGGGTTCGCAGTTCG